AACATGAAATTACGAGTACATATAATGATTGGCAGCTTTTATATCCTAAAACTTTGAATATGCCACTTTTTCAAGCTGGTGTTTCACTATCAGCATATAGTCCAATGGTAAAAGAAACAATACCAAAATTAGATGTTAAAGATTTATTAAGTAATACTACTGCTAATAAAATATTAAGAAACGAAAATATAACACCTATTAATATAATTCCTCCATATTATGTATTAACATATATAATCAAAATATAATTTCTATATAAATTATAATGAAAAGTATATTTTATATTATTATTATTTTTATTTTGATTGGAATGTTATATTATAATCGATCATGTAAAGATATTAGTGAATCAATGACAAATACTGAAGAAACAAAAATTTTAGAATCTCTAAAAAGAATATATGGGATTGATAGTTTATCAATAAGAAGTTTATCAGATATTGCAACTAAAATACAAACTTCTGGGATATCTATTAATGATAATTTATATGTAACTGGTAATTTAAATGTGATAGGTGATTTTATATTATCAGGCCCAACAAATTTAGTACCCAAAGGAGTTATTGTTGCATGGAATTCTAGTATAGCACCATATGGATGGGCAATTTGCGATGGAACTAATGGTACACCTGATTTAAGAGGTAAATTTATTTTAGGTGCTGGACAAAAATTATTAAATACTAGTGGTGGAGCAGAAACTAGAATATTATCAATTGATAATATCCCATCACATAATCATAAACTTACTGCTTCATCATCCACTGCACAATTTCTACGTGAACAATCTAAAACTTGTCTTTACAATGATGGTGAAGGAGGCGGTGATGCATACTGGTTTTATGAGACTGGTGCTGGTTGGACTGGTACACCTTATGTACCCTCTACGCTACAAGATGAACTTAAAGATGCATATGCAACTACAATAACAAACCGTGCAACACCGAGCCCTATATCAATTATGCCTCCATATTATGTATTAACATATATTATAAAAATATAAAATATATTATATTATAATGAAAAATAAATATTATATTGTTATTATTTTTATTTTAATGATGATGTTATTTTACAATCAATCATGTGTTAAACAAAAGCATAATTTTATAAAAGAAACAATGGCAAATACACCGACTGTAGATGATAATGCAATTATGGATGCAATGAAAACAATATATAATGTTGACATTTCTGCGATAACAAATTTAGCTGATACAGCAGTAAAAATGCAAACATCTGGAATAACTACTGGTGGATATATAGATGTACAAAAAAAATTAAGTGTATCTGGTGATTTTACAATAACTGGTAATTCAAATTTAATTCCAAAAGGTATTATTATTGGATGGGCCACAGATAAACCTCCACAAGGTTGGGCTTTATGTGATGGAACAAATGGTACACCTGATTTAAGAGGAAGATTTATATTAGGTGCAGATGCAACAAAACAAATAAATACTGTTGGTGGGTCTGAATTAATAACAATAAAACCAGAAAATTTACCTGATCATTGGCATAATATTAAAACTGATTCATTATCAAAAGTATTAGATGAAGGTGCTACATTACTTGATACACTGAAAGATGGCGAAGGTGGAAAGAATTACAGAAACCCCGTTAATGGTGACCCCCATAAATTTACTTTATATAATAATGGTGGATCTGGTGCAGATAGTATAGATTCATTAATGGCATCTTCACAAGCAGTAACATTATTAAATTTAGATAGAACCCCAGTTAGAAAACCAACAGATGTTGTAGAACCAATATCAATTATGCCACAATATTATGTTCTAACATATATAATAAAATTATAAAATAATTTATAATCTATAATAATGAAAAGTTATCATTTTATTATTATTCTAGTTATATTATTGATTTATAATCAAGTGTGTATTAAACAAGATCAAAAATATATTAATGAAACAATGGCTGATATTGCAGAATCAGATGATGCAAAAATAATTAAAGCACATAATAAATTATATATAGTAGACAATCAATCAATGCGAAATCTATCAGAAGTTGCAAATAAATTTCAATCATTAGGATTAATTCTTCCATGTAATGTATTAGTAAATGGAAATATAAATGTACCTGAATATTTTGATTTAATTGGAAGTTCAAATTTATTACCTAAAGGTTCAATTGTTGCATGGAATGGAAATATTCCACCACCAGGATGGGGATTATGTGATGGCTCTTCTGGTACACCTAATTTGAAAGATCAATTTGTTTTAGGTGCAAGTTCAGATAAAAAAGTAAACACTAATGGCGGAGCAGTTAGTACAACATTAAGTTTAAAAAATATACCAGAACATACACATGTATTAACTCATACTGGTGCAATAAAAAAAAAAATAATGCATCCAAATACAATACCAAAATATAATATGTATGATGGTGAAAGTGGCGGAAGTTCACATAATGTATATTGTGTTAAGGATGAATATTCGTATATGAATAATGCTACACAAATATTGGATGGTAATAATACTTATACAGATGGATTTTATAAACCTGACAAAACAGCAGTAGTAGGTTCAAAGTCATATGATTTTATACCTCCATATTATGTTTTAACATATATCATCAAGTTGTAAATTTAATTATTAACTAGTTAATAATTAAACTTAATCAAAAAAAATAAAAATTTTTTAATAGTGGATATCACCCTTAGATTCATCTTTAACAAGTTCATACATAAAGATGATACCTCTTTCTTGAGCCATTTCATAGAAAGATTCGCCAGGTTCACTTCTTCCAGGTGCTCCATCAATAGAGTTAACAGGTTGTCTGTTAACATATTTAGTAGGATCTACACTAGATTCAACCATGTTGTTAACACTTAAGGGATCGTATTGAAAGTATTCATTTACAACAACGTTAGGGTTCTTACTGGGTGAGATTACAAAGATAGCAGAAGATCCAACAACAATGTTTCTTTCAGCAGTGTTGTTATTGACTTCAGCAACAACCACGGATCTTAATTCATATCTATCTTCGCCAATGGTAATAGCTTCTTCATAATGAACTTTAGTGTCATTTAATCTTTCAAATCCAGAAATACTTACAGGTAATCTGGAAATGTTAAAGGGTTGCATATCATTAAATCTAAGGACATGAGCACGTCTGTCAATGTAGAAAAATAAAACTCCTTTAGAATAGATAATGTTAGTTTGTTTAGGAATCATAACACCATTTTCATAAATGTATTGACTTTGTTCAAGAGCATCATTTAATTGCATGGGTTCATTATTGAGTGCAGATGTAGGAGGAAGAACAAAGTTAATCATAGGAACACTGGTAACAATTGGGACAGAGTGTTGTTGGTAAGGATTAATAGCAATAGTGTTGTAAACAGGCATAGTAGCAACAACGGTAGGTCTGAAAGAGAATGCAGATAATAATCTCTTAAGAATAACACCATCAAAACGTCCATATACTAGATCAGGATTATCATGTCTGTTAAGCTTGCACATATCAATGTTTGCAATAAATTCACGGAAGCTGTTGTTGTAATATTGTCCGTTTCTCAAGTTTAATACACAGTTCCATAATTGAGTTTGGAGTTGTGCACGAGTTAATAAATCAAGAACAGCAGATTTGCTATCACATACAACATCGTTAGGATCTCTGGTTAAAGCATCAAAAAGTTCAAAATCAGGTCTGGTAGAAATAGCTTCTTTGTTGTATCTAGCTTTAACAATGTTGGCAATACTAGAATGGAGGAAATGACTTTCAAGGGCAGGGATTTTAGGAATGAATAATGCAGCAATTACAGGGTGAACGGAATCTCCAGGGCGGTGTCCAGAGATACGATCATATTTTCCAGTAAGAGCTTCAAAACCACAATCAGTGTATTGCATAGATTGTAATAATACTTGTGCATGAAGATTTCTAGATGCAGCATGTAATTTAATAATATCTTGGACATATTTATAGTCTCCTTCAGAAACATTAAGAGAACCATGAAAGTCAGTAGTGATAGATCCTAAAATTTTCATCATGTTTGTAGAAACAGCATAAACATCAGGGCTTTTAATACCAACTAATTCTTGTTCGTAAATGCGCTGGAATTCAGCAAATTCACTATCAGATAAGTTGTGTTTAACCTTGAATAATCTTGCTTTATCTAATAAAACATGAAAAGGATATTGACGGTTGCTGTATTTTTCACGAATTAATTTGGCGAATTTTTTAGCTTTCTTTGTAATTTTTCTATGTTTTTCTTGAAAACTATT